AATCTTCAGCAGTTAGAAGAACAAATTGATAAAGTATACAGCGAAATAAATAACAAAGAAGAGAGTTTTCTTTTGGTGTCAGAAGATGCTAAAGACGAAGAAGACGAGAGTATTGAGCTTATTGAAGAAGACGAAGAATTCCCTGGGGATCGAGACAAAGAATTAGACGAAGAAGAATTAGACGAAGATTTTGATATCGAAAAAGAAATTCTTGAAGCGCTTCATTTGGACTACAAAACTGTCCCCACCGGCCATGTTGGTGCTTTTACTGAATCCGAAAAAGAATATGCGATTGAAATGGAAAAAATCTTGGCAAAATACGAAGACGTCCAAGAAGAAAACAAAGAACAAAGACGACTAATGGAAAAAGCCAAAGATGTCATTGATGTTTTGGAAGAAAATAACAACAAATACAAAACCATAGTCAAAAAACTTAGAAACAAATTATTAGAAACAAATTTGGTTAACGCCAAATTATATTATTCGAATCATGCACTGAGTGATACCTCCTTGAATGAGCGGCAAAAAATGAAAATTGTCGAAGCTCTCTCAAAAGCTGATTCCCTTAAGCATGCGAAAATGATTTTTGAAACGCTTAAAAACTCAGTGGGCTATCCCGTAGAAAGGAAGCCGAAATCACTTAGTGAAGCAGTTGAAAAACGTTCGTTGCTGACCGTGTCGCCTCATCGTAAACAAGAAACGGCGACTGTTGAAGAGGCAATTTCCTCACGATGGAAGAAATTAGCCGGAATTAAGTAAAAAAACAAGGAGGTACTGTTATGTCAGTATTAAAAACTTTAACCGAAGGCATTGTCGACAGAGATCTTAGCAAAGAAAGTAATGCCCTGCTTCGAAAGTGGGAAAAAACTGGTTTGCTGGAAGGAATCGACACTGACCATGGCCGACAATCTATGTCGCGTCTGCTTGAGAACCAAGCAAAACAACTATTAAAAGAAGCCAGTTCTATGGCAGCTGGGGATGTCGAAGGCTTTTCGTCTGTTGCTTTCCCCATCGTAAGACGCGTCTTCGGCGGACTTATCGCGAATGATCTCGTATCTGTCCAGCCGATGAGTCTTCCCTCTGGGCTGATCTTCTTCCTGGATTTCACTTATGAAGGTGGTAGATTCGGGAACACAGCAGGAAATTCTATTTATGGAACAGATCGAGTGGCTAAACAGATCACCGGTGGTGTGAATCTTGTTGATTCACATGGCGCTAGCCATGGGGGCCCCTATAATATGGGAGGCGCTTATAGCTCTCCAACTGGTTCGCTGTCGCTCCTCACTGCTTCTATTGGTGCTCTTGCCGGGTTTGAACTTACTTATTCGATTGATTCCGAACTTAAAAAGATCAAATATGATCCGGATTTGGTGGTTTTGGGAGCAAGTAACTACGTCTTGGAAGTAGCAATTGCCAAATCAGTAATTGCCGCTGACAACACTGGCGCGCAGCTTGATTATAACAATCTTTCTGCCATTGCCGTTGATGGCGACATTGATGCATGGACTGACGAAACTACCACAACGTCTGCTAATACAAAATTGGTCAGACGTCTTACAAAAGTTGATTCAACCAACCTTTATTTGTATTTTAGCTCGACCATCGATCTTCGAGCTACTGCCAAAGACGGTGCAGGTTCTTTGACTCTTGAATTTCCTACCACAGATAAGTTTGGTATTGGCGGAGCTATTGGTTCTGTTGTCGGTTCGGATCCCTGGGGCCTTGAAGAGCCACAAGTTCAAACCGGAAACACAGGCAGCACCGGTGCGAAAAATGAAATCCCTGAAATTGACATCAAGGTCGACAGTGTAGCAGTTACAGCACAAACCAAAAAGCTCAAAGCTAAATGGTCTCCAGAACTTGGTCAAGACTTGAATGCTTATCATAATTTGGACGCAGAAGTCGAGTTAACAAGCATTCTCAGTGAACAAATTGCACTTGAGATTGACAGAGAAATTCTCCAAGATCTTGTCAATGGTGCAACTGCTGGGACTTATTACTGGTCAAGAAGCCCGGGCATGTTCCTTAATCGAGTAACCGGTGCCGAAGTTGGAGCATCCGCAAAAGCTCCTGACTTTACCGGTACTGTGTCTGAGTGGTATGAGACGCTTGTTGAAACAATCAACGACATCTCGGCTCAAATCCACAGAAAGACACTGCGCGGTGGAGCAAACTTTGTTGTTTGTTCTCCTGAAGTTGCAAACATCTTGGAATTCACTAGTGGTTTCCGAGCTTCTGTGACAGCTGATGTTGATAGAGGTACCATCGGTGCTTTGAAAGCCGGCTCTTTGAGCAAGAAATGGGATGTCTATGTTGATCCTTATTTCCACAGGAACCTGCTTCTTGTCGGACGAAAGGGTTCGTCTTTCCTCGAAAGTGGATATGTCTATGCCCCGTATGTTCCACTGCAAGTCACTCCGACCATCTTCGGTGTTGAGGACTTCGTGCCGCGTAAAGGCGTCATGACCCGATATGCCAAGAAAATGGTTCGACCTGACCTTTATGGTCTCGTTGTCGTTCGTGGCCTGCTTGGTGAAAGCGGCGGTAGCTAATAATATCAGCAGCCTAATAAATTGTTGATTGTTTGAAGACCTCAAGTTTCTTATGAAGCTTGGGGTTTTCTTTTATCTAAAACTAATTAGATCATCAGGAGGTACATATGAATGGCTTTACCAACACTGACGCCTGTCAGCAACAGCAGCAAAACAATATTGCCGGTGACAGGCGCAATTGCAAATGTAACCGCCACAGCTGTGCCTTTTGGAATGTATCTAAATTCAACAGATTTCTTGTCTGGAGCGGCAACTCAAGTTGCTTATACGTACAGAAAGCTTGGCGGCGATGTATTAGACATTGAAATAACCGAAGAACAAGTCTATACAAGCTACGAAGAAGCCACCCTTGAATATTCCTATATTGTTAACATTCATCAAGCCAAAAACTCTTTGGGCGATTCATTAGGAAGCAGCACAAGCTCTTTTGACCACAAAGGTGAATATAAAGCCGGCACATTATCATCCAGTTTGAGCGGCGGAAACGTGGCTCTAAAGTACACCAAGTTCGGATATGGGTACACACGTAGGTTTGGTGATGCAGCGGCCACAGAAGCCACGATAGGTGGCAATATGCCGATGTATTCAGCAAGCTTCCAATTGGAAAACAGTGTTCAAGATTATGATCTTCAAGCAGCCATCTCTTCCAGTATTGCTTCTGGAACGTTGCCATCAACACTCGATCCAAAAAGAAGAATGCTGATAAGAAGGGTCTACTATATTTCTCCCAGGGCAATGTGGCGCTTTTATGGCTATTATGGCGGTATAGGAGCTATTGGTAATTTAAGCACATATGGACAATTCGCAGATGATTCAACATTTCAAATTGTTCCAGTCTGGCAAAACAAAGCCCAAGCAGCCGCTTATGAAGAGGCAATAAGAACTAGGACATCGCAGTTTTCATATCAAATACGAAACAACAATATTAGAATATTTCCCATTCCGCCCAATCTGTGGGCAAAAAAGAAGATGTGGTTTGAATTCACAATGGAAACAGATGCTTGGGAAGAACAAGCAGATAGAAAAACAGGTGTAGACGGTGTCAACAACATGAACACATTGCCATACGCCAATATTCCTTTTGAAAGCATTAACTCAATTGGAAAGCAGTGGATCCGGCGTTTTGCGTTGGCCCTTGCCAAGGAGATGCTAGGTCAAATCAGAGGAAAGTTCAGCACTATACCAATTCCAGGAGAATCTGTGACGCTTAATCATAGCGAACTTTTGGGCCAAGCTAAAGAAGAGCAAGACAAACTGCGAGAAGAGCTTAAAACTATTCTTGACGAAATGACTTATGCCAAACTAATTGAATTAGATGCAGCTATGTCAGATAATGCTCAAAAAGTGTTTACAAGTGTACCAAATACTATCTTTATAGGATAAACAGACAGCTATGTCAGATCAAAACAAGTGGTCGCAGCCCGATGCTCCGCCACCACCAATGTTCTTTAATCAAAAAGAACGCGATTTGGTAAAACAAGTCAATGACGAACTTAT